ACCCGCGAACCCGTTCGGCACGAAGGGACATACCCCCAAGGGCGTACAGGAACGCATCAACGAGCTTTCCCGCAGCAACCGCGAGCTGAAGGAGCAGAACGCGCGCATCATGAGGGAGCTGGAGGACTTCAAGAAGGGACTCCCGCAACCGAAGGAGAAGACGCGCGACGACTTCGCGACGGACGCCGAGTGGATACACCACATGGCACGCGAAGAGGCCATGAAGATCGTGGAACAGGAACGCGCGAAGGACAAGGAGCGGGCGGAAATTGCTTCCGCCGAGGCCAACTTCGCGAAGACCGAGGACGATGCGAGAAAGATGGTACCGGACTACGACGACGTGATGTCGCGAGAAGTGAAAATCCCGGTCGACAGGTCGAGTTTCATGTACGTGAAGAATTCCCCGATGGGGGCGATGCTCCTCTACACGCTGAAGAACGTCGACGCCGTAAGGAACCAGTTGCTCATGACACCGGAGGAGGGGCGCATAGCCTTCCTCAAGAATGTCGAGGCGAGGTTGACCCAGATCCGTCAGGAAGCGGAAAAGAACAAGGGTGCGGAAGTTCCGCCGAATCCGCAGGAACAGCAGCCGCAGGCGCCGAAACAGGAACCCCCGAAGGCTCCGGCGCTGAAGCAGCCGCAGGAAGTACGCCACCCCGTCACGGGCCGCCTCAATCCGGCCACTTGCTCTATGGACGAGTGGATGGAGAACGGCGACTAGCCAAAAAAAGGATTGAAAAATGTCTACCGTAGCAACAACCAACAGCCCGGCGTACATCTCGGGCTACGTCGTGAAGGAAGCCACCAAGGCTTTCATGAACACCCGCCTTTTCTCAGGTTTCGTGCGTAACGAATACCGTTCCGACTTCGAAGAACGCGGCGCCAAGAAGGGCGACACCATCTCCGTCCGCCGTCCGGCACAGTTCCGTGTCCGTACGGGCGCCGGCATGGAAATCCAGGACGTCCACGAAGACAAGGTGAACGTCACCCTCCCCGAACAGAAGGGTGTCGACTTCCAGTTCTCCGCGCGCGAACTCACCATCGACATCGACAAGGGCGGCAACGAATACTCGAAGCGCTGGATTCGTCCGGCAGGTTCGGCCCTCGCCTCCGATTTCGACGCCCAGGGTCTCGCCAAGGCGGCTAACGTCGCCGGTTCCACCGTCATCATCGGCAGCGGCCACACCAATGCCCAGCTCTACAAGGGCTTCCTGGACGCCAAGGCGCTCCTGAACAAGTTCCTCGCCCCGAAGAACGTGGCCGAGCGCATGGCCTTCGTCGGTTCCGACATCGAGAACGACCTGACCGAGAACGTGAAGCAGCTCTACAACAACGCCCAGGCCATTTCCAAGGCCATCAAGGACGGTACCATCCAGGATGTCGCCGGCCTCACCTGGGGTTCCACCGACCTCGCCCACATCCACGTGAACGGCGCCGGCGGCGAAACCGCCACCCCGGGCACCATCACGCCGGACTACGACAACCTGACGCAGTGGATCGACCTCACGTTCACCGACGCCTCCCTCCTGAAGGTTGGCGACACCATCCAGTTCTCGGATTCCTACTTCGTGAACCCGGAAACGAAGCAGAAGTACCCGCAGCTCCTCGAGCGCAAGGTGCTCGGCCTCAAGGATGCGACCTCCACGACCGTCAAGGCCCTGGTGTACTCCATCCGTCCGGTCATCGCCGAAGGGAACATCACCGACGCCGAAAGCCGCAAGAAGTTCGCGATGGCGAACTGCACCGCCGTACCGAGCGCCGCAGGCGTAATCAAGGGCGTGAAGACCAAGTCCTACATGTGCTGCCCCGTGCTCCACAAGGACGCCATGGTCCTCACGAACGTCGACCTCGCCCGCCCGAAGAAGGTGGAAATGTGCAACTCGGTGAACTACAAGAACGTGGTGATCCGCTTCATCGAGGACTACTCGGTGACGACCGACCAGTTCCCGGACCGTCTCGACATGCTCGGCGTATTCACCGCCCTGCTGCCGGAATGGATCGTTGACGTGGAAGTCCAGCTCGACTAGCGAACCTGGCACAGTACGCGTCTACTTTCATCCGTAATGACCTGGCGTCCTTCGGAGATTCTTGTTCCAAGGTCTTCGAGGGATTCCAGGTCTTTGTAGTATATGTCTTCGTTGAGACCCGATTTCAGCACTTTTTCTCTTGAACGGATTTCGTTCTTTGGCGAATTCCATCTTTTTAGCGATGCGCGTATCGTGTGGAGTCGCACGTATTTCACGAGGCATCCCCACGGGCCCTTTTCTGGGTCCCAGTTCTTCAGGTATTTCACCATCTCGATATAGAAGTCGTTGGAGTAGTCCTCCATCGAGATTCCCGGCATGTCCATCTTGGGAGCGCCGTTCAGGCAATATATGGAGATGGAGCACAGCGTGAGCGCGTCGAACTGTTCCTGTGGCGTCATGGGCACCTTGAACAGCTCTATCTTCCTGAGTGACGCCTTCACCTTCAGCGGCAGGGTCTTTCCCAGTTCCCAGAGTTCTTCCTTTGAAATCGACTCCCTATTGTGGGTAGCCATCGAGTAGAAGTAGTATGTGGAGCCGTCGTATTTCTTCCAATGGCGGCGTCCGTGAATGATCCCCTTCATGGGAACCTCCGTGGATACCGGCAACGGCTGTACTACTAAACAAAATATAAACAATTTATAAACAAAAAGTCAACATGGAATTATTAAGCCTGTAAAAAAACGGAAAATATACCATGGGAAACACTGTAAGAGACCTTATCCGCGACGCATTTATCCGTTCGACGGTTCGCGGACTCGGCGACACTCCTGACGACCTCGAGACCAGGGACGCCCTTTCCATGCTCAACGAGATACTGGACGTCCTGGCGCAGAAGGAGGATTTCTCTACCGGGAATTCGGCAATAGTGCTCGACATGCCCGCCGGAAGGCGTTTCGTGACGTTCTCGAACAACCCGCACAGGGTATTCAACGCGGTCGCCGACATTACCGGCGTACATTGCACGTGCGGCGATTCACACAACCTTAACGTCGGCGACGAGATCGACGTGCGTATCGGCGGCAAGGACTATACGGCGTCCGTTACTGCGGTCGTATCGCACATCGCCTTCGACTTGGCGGCAAATGCCGAGCTTTCCGGGGCATATTCCGGGTCTTTCAAGCTGCATTCGGAGCCGGAAGATTTCATAATCGACATCATCTCCCCTCCTCCGGTGAACATGTACCAGGTGGTAGGTTCCGGTGTAGGAGAGCTGGCCGAATGCCAGCAGCAGAATTTCTACTCCGCCGAACACGTCGGTCGATGGTGGTGGTACGACAAGGGCAAGACCCCGTACCCGAGGCTTTGGGTGTCGGGCGCCGACCGTGTCATGGCCGTATTCCCTAAACCGACTTTCAAGGACGTCACGCTCGATACGGACCTGACGGCCCTCGATTCCTCGGCGCTTAGCGCCATCAAGTACAGGCTGGCGGCTGAAATCGCCGCCAATGCCGGATACCAGGCCGTCGAACAGAGCTTGATGGCGAGATACAAGAACGCGTATGGCACTTTCGTACGCAGCCGTTCGCAGAGCTCCACCCCGATCCCGGACTGGAGCGCGCCCGGATATGTAAACAGCCTGCACTACGACATTTTCACCGATGGCGGCGGACATGCAACTTTCTAACTTCGACGCCATAGTGGGCCCCGCCTACAGTTACCCGAGCAAGCCTGTCGATTGCCAGGAATGCGTAAACTTCGAGTGCCTGAAGGTCGGCAGCGGGAATTCCCCGTACAAGCACATGCTGGTATCCACTGCCGGAACGAAGAAGATACGGTTCAAGGTTGCCGGTACGAACGAGGTGCTGGATACGCTCCCGTGCGTGAACCAGGACGCAGCGAGCCGCATCAGGGGCATCCACCAGTGTTCGGTGCCGTTCATGGGCGACTCGCTCAACGGCGTTGTAATTGTAGGCTCGGATGCCGTATGGAAGATGGAACCTCCCGACGCGAATTCCGTATCCGTCATAATGAGGCTGGGCGTAATCAGCGAAGGGACGGGACCTGTTTCTATCGTCGATGCCGGAGGAGAGAGCGGCAGCGACATCCCGCAGAAGATAGTGATAGCCGACGGCGTGACGATGTACTGCATCGACATGGACACGAAGGCTTTCAGCTCGTTGGGCAATACGGTCCCGCAGAGGCCGACCAAGCTGGCCTACCTCGACGCCCGCGTATTCATGTGCGGTCGAAACAACAACGACAACACCCTTTCGCAGAGGGTGTACTGGTCCGCCATAAACAGGCCGGACCAGTGGGAAGAGCTCGATTTCGTGAGCGCGTCCATAAAGAGCGACCCGGTTCTCGGCATCGCCGTAGCCGGCAACTACCTGTGGATGGTGGGTTCGGAGACGTACGAGCTGTGGCAGACCACATCGTCAAGCGGTACGCTGTACTCCCCCATCCGGAAGGTTAATGGGGTCGCGTCCGGTGTCGGAACGGTGAGCGGTAATTCCGTAGCGGCCATAGCTTCGAGCGTGTTCTTTGTTGGAGGCGGCGAGACGGGTCGTCTACACGTCTACGAGGGATCATCCAACGGGTCCATCGCGGTCGTTAGCACGGATGCCATGAGCATGGAATTCGCGAAGTACTCGACCATGGAAGACGCCGTGGGAATGTGCTGGAGCGACGACGGGCAGGTTTACTATTCCGTCGCGTTCCCCACGCAGGACGTTACGTGGGTGTACAACGTCGGGCAGAAGTACTGGCACAAGCGCAGTTCTACCAAGAATACCATACAGCACAGGTGGAACATCACCTGCATTTCTCCGGCGTTCAGCATGATTATCGGTGGTAACGGTGCTACCGGGGAACTGTATCACGTAAGTACGCACTACAACGACGACGACGGGGAACCCATCGTACGCCGCAGGGTTGCACCGCACCTCCGGGCCAACGGGAAACTATTGAGGCATATCAGCCTTGAACTCGACCTGGAATGCGGAAACGCCTTGCCGTACGGGCAGGGCTCGGACCCGCAGGTGATGCTCAGGGCCATCGACGGAGCAGGTAGGCTCCCGAGGGAACCCAGGTGGAAATCGAGCGGCACGCAGGGCATGTACAGGCGCCGCGTAAAGTGGTACAGGCTCGGTTCTGCCGTAGACCGTTGCTACGAGATTTGCGTCAGCGACCCGATCCGGTGGACGATATACGGCGCCACCATCGAGACCGAGGAAGGCGTAGGGGGCAAGTGATGGAAAGGCAGAAACTCCAAAAGCTCGCCGAGACCTACGTACAGTCCATGCCGAGGGCTCCCCAGTTTTTCCGTGACGGAGGGCTTAATCCCGATTGGAACCCGTGGATGAATTCGTTCGATACGTGGATGAACCAGGCGCAGACGCCCGTAGAGATTGCGGAAAACCTGTACGCTGTCAGGACCGGCAGCACGATTACGATTACTGGCGTAGTCAAGGCGAACGCCGAAATTGAAGGTTTGGCTCCTGCCGTGACGTTCGTTCACGACGGGGTGGAATTTAACGAGAACGGAACAATCAGGGGCGGTAGTGTAGACACGAACCTATCCGTCACCTTTATTGCAAGGAGATAGTCATGGGTGGCTTGATTGCAGGAATAGCGGTATCTACCCTCGCATCGGCGATTAGCGGCGCAATGGGCGCAAGGGCGCAGAGGGACGCCTACGAGAAACTTGCCCGTGCCAGCGAACAGGAGCGCGCGCAGTTCCAGATTGCGTACGACCAGGCGTTCGGTCCCAATTCTTACAATGCGCAGATGCAGAAGCTCGGCGTAGATGCGGGGAACAAGTTCTACGACATGGTGAACGACAACGAAGCATGGGACCGCTACATTAGCGGCGACAAGGCTTACGTAGCTCCCGAGGATTTCTCGTTCACTGAAAAGGACTTTACTGACGACCCGAGCTACAGGGTGCGCATGCAGGAGGGGCTTGCGGCCCTGGACCAGAGCAACGTCGCGAACGGGCTGAACCTTTCCGGAGCGGCAGTGAAGGCGACGAACGACTATGCGCAGGACCAGGCGAGCAAGGAATTCGGATCTGCGTACAACCGCGCTTTCCAGCGTTACACCGACGACAGGAACTTCGACTTCAACGCATGGAAGGCCGAGGCCGACCGCTATTACGCGAACCTGCAGGCGCAACTGAACGGCTTGAATACCACCGCGAACCGTGGCGTACAGGCGAACACGGCCCAGGCTTCTGCACTCGGTTCGCTCGCCAAGAGCAACGCAGACGCCATCCAGCAGCAGGCCACGGCGCAGGCCGGGGCGGACATGGCAGACGTCGGGACCGCCACGGCTATTATTGACGCTCTCGCCAAGGGACTCAATACCGGGGTCGGGCTTTACGCATCGCAGGAGGGCGACACGCCGTCCGCAAGCACTCCGGCTGCATCGACGCCTACCAATACGAGTCCTGTGTACCAGCAGACACTATCGCAGGGATTGAACGATGGCGGACAGGATTTCGCGAGCCTTTTCATGAACGGATGGAACCCGGGATACACCACCCCGACTACCGCTAACCTCGTGGGGGTATGACATGGGAAATATGATTGACATGGGGAACATCCTTGCCGGAGCGAAGGCCGGTTCGGATTTCCTTACGGTGCCTACGTTCCGGATGGGTATGGGCGCCTCGAAAAGGAACAACCCGTACCAGGGCGAATCGCAGGTGTTCGAAGGCGGGTTTTCGCTCGATGCACGTCCCGAAGGAGACCCGGGCAGGGTTGTCGCGCAGAATTCGGACTACTTGAACCTTGGTGCCGCGAGCGCTCTCAATTCGGACCCCATGGGCGGGGCTGGCGGCGATATGCGCTCCTACGTCCCGACACAGGACGCGATGGCGCCCAGAGCTACCGTTCCGGCGTCAACGTTCGACCCGAACGCGCAGGCCACCGTTCCGGAAGAACCTGCACCTGCAGGAAACGAAGAGGCGAAGGCACAGGTGGAGGCGATTGCGAACGGGAACGGCACTATCGAGCAGCTCCTCGCGGCATTGCAGGACATGGCCTCGATGAAGCCCGAGGAACCGGGCAATCCGGTCTTCCAGCTCGACGCGCAGTACAAGAATTCTTCGGCCCTGGGAGGAATACCCGGGACTGTAGCGCAATATCCCACGGCGGGATCAATGACCCGCGAGACGGACTACAACCTGGGAGCGAGATAATGGCGGCATACGATTTGAACAGTCTTTACTTCATCAAGGGCGCAGCTCCGAAGGCAATCCCGTTCGAGGAGGTTTTCGCGCCCGTGCAGAAGGGTTTAGACCTCGGCAGGGCGTACAACGAGAACTACGACCGGAACTCCCTCAAGAACCTTATCGCGCAGCGCGAGAAGGAAGGAATACCGTTCGACCGGCTTTCGGACGAGGCGGCGAAATACGACCTCGGAGCAGCGAACGCGATGCGCAACGAGCGCCGTACGTCGATGGACTATAACTACAGGCAGAGCGTGGCTGAATTCGAGTTGTGGCGCAAGAACATGGCCCGCCGCATTTGCGGGCTTATCCTGCAGAAGGCGGACCAGCTCGGAATCCCGCAGGAAAAGCTTGACCGCGTTCTCAACGTGGCCGCGTCCTACGTAGTCACGTACGACGAGGAACTTGCACGCTGGCTTATGTCGCAGGCCCAGGCACGCCGTACGATGCAGAACAGGGCTCGTCCGAAGGACAAGGTGTTCAAGGACGATCACGTCGTCATGTTCAACGGCAAGGACAGAATCTTGAACTTCAGCCAGGGAACCGAAGGCACGCCCGAGCAGCGCAAGATCGCGGCGGCTGAATACTCCCGCCTGAACATGCTCGAATCCTACCTCGGCGGACGTTTCCCGATGTATACCTGGATGACCGGCTATCTCCGTGGGGTCGCGAATGACGGCGGTACGTACGAGCAGGCTATCCAGAACATCATTGACGCCTACGACGAGACGCAGCCCGCAGGTTTCGAATACAGGTCGCTGAAGCGCTATCCGGAATACGAGAACGACCCGACCATCACGGCCATCATGGGTTCCGGCGATGGTGCAGGCAACAATGCCGGTAATGCCGCTACTCAGGCGTCCGGAAAGAAACCGGCATCGATCGCCGGTGCAAATGGCGATGAAAATGCGAAAACGTACAAGTACGTGGTCCGCAAGGGCGACTCCCTCGGCGGCGCCATCTATCCTCTTGACAACGCCATTCAGCAGATGGGCAAGGATGTCTCGGCTGTCGATAACAAGAACGATGCCGAAATGCTTCTCGCCGCAATCGAGGAATACGAATCCGTACCGAAGGCGAAGGGCGTGGAATCGCTCAAGCAGCGCCTGAAGGACAAGATCGAGAAATTCGAGGACCTGGAAAAGGGTGGTTTCTCTCCTGAGACGGCCAAGGTTCTCAAGCTCGCCGACAAGTCCGGCGCCGAGAGGACGGCTGAAGTCGCTCGCTGGCAGAGAATACCGACAATCCTGAGCGGATATTATACAACTGCAGGCGCCATGATGGCTCCTCTCGTACGTGCGCTGTTGCCTGAAGAAAGGACGACGGACCAGGATGTCGCACGAATTCTCGTGTCCGACCTAGGCGAGGACGGTTTCGACCAGTTGAAGAACGCCATCGCCGCAAGCGACAAGAACATTCTCGGAAACCTCCTCAAAAAGGAAGCCTTCGAGCAGGCGGTACGCAACGTCGCACCCATCGTTCTTAACAAGATTCGCGGAGAATACCGCGCGCTCGTGGATACGAACGGCAAGGAAAAGGTGGATGCCGCATTGAAGGAAGCCTACCAGTTCGACGACAACGTAATCAAGTATCTCGACGGTACGCTTGAGTTGCAGACGAACAAGGGACGTTACAGGTCCATCCAGAAGAAGAAACAGGACGAACGCGAGCAGAAGGAAAAGGAAGCCTTCGAACGCGAGAACGGAGACGCCAAGTACAGCAAGGCCGACTGGGACAATTTCTAGGAGTAGACGATGGCTTATAGAATTACTAACCCGAAGGGCGAAACCAGGACTGGACTTACAGCCCAGGACGTGAGTAACTTCAAGGCGTCGCTGAAGGAAAGGGGTATCAACGACCCTGGAGCCGCCGGTTATGTCCTGGAAGAGGAATCCGACACAGAAACCGTCAAGAATGACGGTCGCACCTCGTACCAGGAAAGAAAGGACTATTTCGGCGGTGGTGCCTCCGGAGCGCTCGCAGAAGCGTTCCCGAGCCTCGCCGAACAATACATGAAGGGAAACAGGGAATACGACCTCGGCACATTGAAGGCTGGCGTATCCGACATGCTCACTCTTCCCGGAAGGGCTCTCGATTCGTTCAATGACGCCGCGTTTACCGACAAGGGCTTCGACCTTGGCCGAAGGAGCGGAGAAGAGACTGGGATAGTATCTTCTTTTGCGCGCGACCCCATGACGTTGCCTACTATAGCAGGAGCAGGACTCCTTGGAAAGGGAGTGCAGGCCGGAGCTAACCTCGGAAAGGCTACGAACATTGCAGGAGGCCGGTTGATAGGAGCAGGCGTCGCAGGAGCCGCCGAAGGAGCCGGCCTTGAAGCCGCTTCAGCAAAGATAAACGATCGTGAAATTACGGGGTTAAATCTCGGTCTCGGTGCGGTTCTCGGAGGTGGTTTCGAGGCTCTAGGCACTGTAGCCCAACAACTTTTGCAGAGGTTCGGAAAGGACTACGTTAAGGCCGCTGCACAGTCGGCCCGTTTAGGCAATACCGACCGCGCCATGACGGACGAGGAGCTTGTACAGTTCCTCTCCGACCCGCGCAACGCAGAGACGATGAAGACTATTCTCGACAAGGGCTCCGAAGGCTTGAACATGACCCCGTTCGTGGGTGACCGTGGCAAGCGTCTCCAGCCCGAAGTTAACGCCGCACGAAAGGAAGCCGTCGGTACAATTTCGAACGAACCCGCCTTGAACAGCGGTTTCGGAGGAAAAATCGACGAAACGCTGTCTCCTACGGAAGCCGACATGAAGAGGCGCATTGACGCGCTCAACACGCCCGAAACGGCGCTGGAAGATTACCTTCCTAAGACTACGTACAAGGAAGGGCGTCGCAATGCCCTCGACATGGCTTACGGACCGGATACCGACGGTGGCATCCTCTACGCGCAGCCGCGCCGTTCCGACTCGAAACTGAAGACGTACGAGAGCAACGCCCAGTACAACCTCGAGAAGTTCGCCGACAAGTACGAGAATATCACCTCACAGCTCGAACGTGGTAAAGTGTACAGCGGAGAACTAACCCGTGACGAGATGCAGCTACTCGACGAGATCAACCGCGAGATGGCTAACGACCATGCGATTATCGCAGGTTATTCTCCCGAGAAGGTAATCTCGTCTAACAAGTTCCTCGGCGACCGCGTACCGTTCAACAACAGCTTCTACGATTCAGTGGTGGGCCCTTTTATCGACGCCCACCAGAACGGCGTGTCCTCGGAATTCGTCAAGGAACTCCGCCACATCGTAGGCGAAGGGGACAATTTCACCCGAGGTGTTTCCGACAATATCCGAAAGGCTTTCAACGGCAAGGAAGCGGCGGCGCTGGAGCGTGCGTTCGCGTACGCAGACACTACGCCCATAAAGGTGGGCAGGGGTTACAGGGACGCTATCGACCGCTTCAGCGACACGCTGAGCGACTATGCCGACCTTAGGACCGGCAAACCCGGTATCAACGCCAAGGGCGAAGAATACGTCGTGGGACAGGAGAAGATGAAGAAGTACTCCTATTCCTACCTCGCGAAGGTACAGGAGGCCCTAGCCAAGCGTGGCGCCCTGAGCGCAGACGAAATCGTGACGCTCTATGGGCTTGCCACGAACGTAAACGACAAGGTGGTCCAGGACGCCATCATCCAGCTCCTGAGAGACCTGAACGTGTCGAAATCGGCCATCTCCAAGTTCGAGCAGGTAGGCGGCAAGTACGCCATGCTGAACAAGTCTCGCACCCGCATGAAGAGGAACGCGAACGAGGACAACCCGTTCAAGGGAACCATGGTCGCGCCCATCGTACCCCAGGAAGGGTTCAACACGAAGAACGCCATCGGGTACCGCCTTCAGGGCGAGAATATCAACCTGGGAAACCTTTCAACGACCAACAATCCTACGGCCATCGGCGTAAACGCTAGACGCGCATACGACCTCGGAATCCCCTATGTTGCGGATTTCAGGAAAAAGAGCGAGTAGGGAATTATTAAGCGCGTATGAAAAGCGTTCTTTTGGGTGGACTCAAGGTATTCCTCGTGAACGACGGCGGCAAGCCGCTGTCGGCACCGGGAGGGCGTGCGAAGTTCTATGTAGCCGGGACTTCTACGCCCGCAACCGTTTATTCCGACATCGACCTTACGGAGGCCGATGCCCTCGGTCCCGTAGTCTATACCGACGAACTCGGCTATCTCCCCGCGATATGGCTGAAGACGGACCGCCTCTACAAGGTACGTGTCGAGCAGAAATTGCCCGGTAACCCGGATACGTGGGCCCTTATTTGGGAAGTAGACAACGTGGGATATATCGACCCGCACGAGAGCGAGGAACTTGGCGAGGAGACCGTTTCCGTAAATTCTATCGCCGCGTTGAAGTCCGTGGATCATTCCGCGCATACCGAAGTCATGGTGAACGGATACTATACCGCCGGAGACTGGGGCGACCCCTCCGTGTTCGTGTGGGACGGAGAATGTACCGCGTCGGCTGACGACGGCGCTTTCGTGCGTCCAAACGACATCGAACCGGGAGAGTCCGGAAGGTGGATACAGATTTTCAATGGCGGTATCCTTGACGTACGCAAGTTCGGGGCCCTCCCCGACATTACGCTCAATGCCGACGTTACGGCGTCGGTAATCAACGCGGTAAACTATTCGCAGAGGAATTCTACCAGGAGCCGCCCGATAACGGTAGGCTTTGTCGCTCCCGGCAAGTACGAATTCTCCGGCAATTTCGATTTTTCTCAGTACACGTTCACGGACCTTTCGGACAACTCTGTCCACCAGATAAAGTGGTTTATCGGCAACGACGTCGTTTTTGTCGGCAACAGCAGCGTTTTCACGCTGTCGAAGGAGA